AAATTTACAGTCCGGTGTGTACACTTGTGTACACTTCATTTTAACTTTATATATTTTTTATCTTTTTTTCTTATATATATATATATTATTTTTTTTTTATTACCTTAATATGAATCCTAGTGTACACAAGTGTACACACCGATTGCTAAATTTAGCCAAATAAATTTTAAAACCGCAAAAAACCCTTGACATCGACATTCGATTGTTTTTTGAAACGCGCCGGCGGGTCTGATTATGCGCTAAATTTGGGGCGAAAACCGCCATTGTGTATGTACCTAAAAAATGAGTCAACCCCTGAATTCTCGCTAGTTTTAGCCAATTCCTCGTTTTTGCCAAAAACCGCATATTACACCACAATACCCCACTCATTGTCAAGCTAACATATCCCCTAGTTTGTCAACCCCCAAATCCTCATTTTTGAAGATATCCACAGTTTACCAACCCCAAACACTTGACTCATTTTTTCTTTTGTTATACAATGGAATTAGTTAAAAACTAACATAAAAAATTATGATTCTTAAAAATTTCAAACACGACCACTTGCAACGCTCTGAGTTCTATTTTCAGAGAATACAGCGCCGGAATAGAGTTATAGACCTAATCGCTAGAATTATCGTTATAACAGCCGTTTTGGCGCTCATATGCGTGGTATTATGGCAAGTAGTCAACTACATAGATAGTTTACCCTTGCCCCTTGCTTATCTTAATAACTAACTAATAATAAAATTATGATCGTAGACAAAACCGCCGGCAAGTACGCCGGATTCAAAGAATATTTACTAAATTTACAGAAAAATGATCCGCAAGCCTATAACAAAATGAGACAAAAATTTGTTGATAGCTGTTTGACCGTTAAAAAATCTTAACTAACATCATAAATTAAACAAGCGGGGGCAAGATAACAATCCCCGCCTAAACATTATGAAACTATACACAATGCAAGCCGTCGACAATCTAGCGGACAAATTCGTTAAAAAGGGCGGGGAAATTATCACACTTCGCGACGGCTCACTACTTAATTTTGGATTAGCAGTCTTTCAATGCGAAGGACTACACACGGCTATTATTAGAGAACAGTACTTAAATGAATGGTCAAGTGCTTATTCAGTCAAGCAATACAAGAAAATCCCCAAAAAGTATGCGGATATGATAGAAAACTTATAACTATTAAACAATCATAAACTAAACAAGCGGGGAGAATAAAACAATCCCCGCCGAAACCTTATGAAGAAAATCAAAATGCAAAATATCAATGATGTTTTCAAGTCAAAAGAAATGAGCATTGAAACCGCTGAACTAAAAGGGTATAAACTAATTGAGGAGATTTTTTGCGATAACTCCAGACTAGGGGCAGAAAATGAGCCAGCCAGCACTCAGGGTCAACTTATGGAAAAGCTCGCGGACTTGTTGGAAAAACGCAAAACCGTATATACTTGCTTGACTTCTATTGGACAATTTCAAGTATATCTAGGAGTATTCGAAAAGTTGCCTATAAAGGAAAAGAAGTCAACCGTGATTGACCGTAACACAATTCAAGTCGACCTTGCGGGCAATCATCGCATTATACGATTATACGATACCAACATTGTAGAACTGAAAGGCAAAAATCTCATTTTGTTTACTGGCGGACACAATACCCAAACAACAAGAGATCGAATGAATAAATTTACACCGCAAGGCGTCCGCGTATTTCAAAAGAATTGGGAGACATTTGTAGAATATAACGGCAAAATAACCCCATTTGTAGATCACGAAGCTATAATTAAATTATAACCTTAACACGGCTTGACATCTCAATTTCAAGCCGTGAAATGGACTTATAATGAAACCTTGCGAACCTTAACAATATGAAAAAAGCAAAAATGCTATTAGAAAAATGGCAATGTTTAAATGATGAAATGCGTAGATATGATTATAAAAAATATCACGCCGTCAATGTAAAGAGATATAATGATTATGTGGGGATTGATAAGTTGTTGGAAAAAATTGACACAAAAAAATGGATTAAAAATGAATTAAAAAGTTATTTTAATGATGATGAAATTGACAATTCATATTATTCATTTTTAGAGTTTTCTTGGTATCAATTACAATACGAATTATCAGACATACAAGATATCACTGAAGGCGGGACAGATGAGCATAAACAGTTCCAATATTTTGAAAAAGTATACTCAATGGGACGATCGGGAGGTTGGGCGTGTTTTGAAATGTTTAATTGGGACGAAGTAGAAAATGATTTAAACAGAATTATTGACGGCAAGGAAACTGAATATTTCACGCTTGATGAGATTGAGGCAATGCTTGAGGAAACTGAATACATAAAAGAATATATCAAAAACTATAACAACGGCTTGAGTTTTGAATATTTTCTAACTGATCAAATTGAGCAAAAAACTGACGACATTGAAAGTGAAATTGATAACAAGTCAATCATATCCCAAAAAATAGAATTAAACATTGAGAACATTGACAGTATATTAAAAAGGCTGTCAACTGATAAAATCTTAAATGATAAAATCAAACGGCAAACGAAAAGCATAACTGCTATACTCAAAACGCTGGATACTGAATAACTACAATATAAATATATATTTATATTCGACTTATTCACAACAAGCGCGGAAACTAGATCGCAAGGCTAGGATTCGCGTTTTTTTGTTAAAAAACCACTTAACAAAAAACAGAAAAGACAATGGGTAGCGAACTTTCATTTTATCATTAAAAACTTTATTTACTTTTGGGACAATGGGTAGCGAACTTTCATTTTTATTAACTAAATTATGTCGGGATTTACCGACAAAAAAAACAAATCTATGACTAAACAAGAAAAAACCCGAGACGAGGCAATCAAAACATTGAAACAAGTCTACAAACTAAAACCAAACTCAACAATTATCGTGAACCAGACGAGTGTTTCGAGTTCGGGAATGACAAGACGGCTTGAATTGTACATTGTTAATAAAAAATCCAATCGACTTGATCGGATTACTTATCTTGTTGGAGATGTGCTTGACTGGAATGTGAACGATACGGGCTTAAAAGTGCAAGGTTGTGGCATGGACATGCATTTTCACACTGTCAGCACACTATCACATTATATGTTCGGGATTGAGGACAAAGCATATACTGGTAACGGCGGATCGTGTATGAATTGGCAATCTATATAATATGAAATGCAAAACCTGCAACAAACCAATCATACCTAAAAACAAATACTGTAATAATCAACAGTATTGCAACCCCGCTTGCCGACCAAAACCAACCCGAACCCCCGAACAGCAACGGGACTATTTACAAAAAAAGTTGATCGCAAAACACGGCGCGGACAATTTATTGCCCTGTCAGATATGCGGTAAACTGTATTTACGCCCGTGTCATCACGCTAGGCAAGTGCATAAGGTACCCGCCGAAGAGTATAAACGGGAATTCGGGCTTGATAGGATTAAGGGAATCACAACCCCCGACGATCGGGAGAAAATGCGAAACCATAATAAACGCAACGCTCGCATTGTTGTTGATCAGAACTTGATAAAATCTGGTCGAGAGACTAGATTTAGGAAAGGCGACAAGACATTAGGACGGTACGAACGCCGACAGCAAACTATTGACCGCCTTAAAACGCAATCTAAAAAATCAATTAACTAACTTTAATTCTATGAGAAAACCAACTTTACACGAACAAGGACTAATTGCCATTGTGATTGCTCAGTTTTTGGTTGTTGTGGCGGTCTGTTTATTCGCCAACTATTTAACTAATTAAAAATAAAACTATGAAAAAACAAATTATTTTCACTCTACCGAATGAGACGGCTAGAGACAGAAAAATCATTGAGGAAATCAAATCGGAATTATACGATTTTTGCGGGTACGCATTTACAACCCCGAATGGACTAAGTGAAACGCGAGTGATTGGACAATGTGAATTATCCGGAAACGATGACAACCCAGACAATATTGAGGATTGGAGACTTGGCGAACTGATCCTGTATCAGGATCACTATGTTAAATGCAAGGAATCCGGCGAGGAATACAGCAAGCACAACGCCATCGCCGTTGATATGGAGATAGACCGGCGATTGAGATAACTATTTATAAATAACAAACCCTATGACTAAAACAAAATGCCCAATGTGTGCCGGCGACCTAAAACACACGGAACTAAACGGAACACAGATTTGGTCTTGTAGTGATTGCCCCATTGTTATGTTTGAATTTTACGACAACAAAGACACCGAGAAAATGGGAAACTATCTTAAACAAGCAATGTGGCGACTTATTTAATTTATAATAATTAACAATAAAACCTATGGGATTAGACATGTATCTATCAAAAAAAAGTTGTGTGAAAAATTGGAAACACGAAGACGAAAAAGAGCATTTTGACATCACAATCAAAAAAGGGGGCAAAGCACACCCAGCAATACAACCCTCACGAATCAGTTATATAATCGAGGAAGTGGCGTATTGGAGAAAAGCAAACCAAATACACCAATGGCTAGTTGATAATGTCCAAGACGGCGAAGACAATTGCTTGGAGTACGATGTAACAACGGAACACTTAGAGGAACTATTAAAGATAATCAACAAAGTACTAAAAGACCACGACAAGGCGCACGGATTATTACCGGTCAGTCAAGGATTTTTTTTCGGTGGTAAAGAATATGACGAATACTATTTTGAACAACTAGAATACACACAAAAAACCATAAAAAAACTACTAGCGGAAGACGGGTACGGCTGTTTTTGTTATCAGTCGTCTTGGTAGCCTTATAACCCTCCCAGCAATCAATTCATTTTGATTGTTGGAATGGAATTATAATGAACCCCCGCACATTAACAATATGAAAAAGCTAACAAAAAAACAGATTTTAGAATGTTTTGAAAAGTATTTGGTCGATGAGGGTATAAAAAAAGATGAAATTTTCACTGATAATGTTATAAACTTTATACAATCATCAGACAATAAATTAGTTTTTAGCTATTCGCTTGAGGGTAGAATGGACACCAACGGCACAGACGCTTGGTTTCAAGCCGATGTTTGGTGTTCTACTATCAAAAAAACGATTATACTTGAATACGATGTAGAATTAGGCGACGAGGTCGAATTTGACGAGGCAGTTGACGAAATGTTTGACCTTAACGAGCGAGCAATCCAATTATTAAAAACTAACAAAAACCTATGCTCAAATACAAAATAGTCAACGGCACATCTTATAAACAAGATACGCCGGACGAGATTGTCGAGATTTTAGAGAACGCTAGGGCTAACGATATGCGATTGGTGTTGGATTATGGCGACATAAAGACCGGCAAAAGCTGGAATGAGCGCTATAATATATCCGGCTATGTCGGACGAAGTTGCGGGGCTATTCAAATCCCTTTACTCATTTATAACAGTCGCGCAAGTGGTGGCGCTAGTCTTTTGGACAATTGCATTGTAAAAATATCATTGTCTAAGGGTAAAAAAGTTTTATGGCAACACGCTAATTATTCAAACTAAAATCAAAACATTATGACAAGAGATGAACTCATTAAAAAGAATGCTCAACTTATGCTGGATTGTTTGTTGATAAGTCAATTTACTTTTCTACTTGATTACTTGGACTATGTGGTCGACGATGAAAAAGTTATGAACCAAATCAAACGCAATCTAAAATCAGCCGAAACAATAGCGCTTAAACACTTATCTAAAAACACTACTAAATAAATTATATTTATTTTGGGGTCAACAAGATAACAAAACAAGCACACAACCCGACGCGGGGCGGGAAGTGTGCTTTTTTTATACTTCCGGCAACCCGCAAAACCGCTAAATTTACGACGAATACCGACCGAAGATATACCGCATATACAAAAGACAATGGTGGGCCGAGTTTGGTTTCCAATCTAAAATATTATTTTAGATTGCAATTCTAGCCTCGCGTCTACAGTTTCCCTCCCCAAACTTTATCCACACAGCTTGTGTATAAGTCCGTTTTATTGCTTAATTTGCCAATTTGACTAGGGTACAATTCCGGGGTATAATAGCTATGTACTTATTCTAAAATAAAAAAACAAAAAATATGTACTACAACGTTTTATATATAAACACGGCAACCTCATTTTGATGGGTTTTTTTTATTTTTGTTTTATCCATCACTTGGGGTTGTTGTGTTTATATGAAAGACACAGTCACCAAATTTTTAGACACGTTATTCACTGACCGGTTAGTTGTGAGCGTGTTTGACCTAGTCGCGTTCAGCCAGGGCGAGGGTAACAAGATGAACTTCATGTTCATTGAATACTACCTTGGCGCCCGGTACCGGATCGGGGTACTGGTCGGGAAGAACTACTGGCTCAACGATATATATATCCCAACCACGGGAGAGTACCGGCGGGGGGATTTAACTTCACTAATAACAAGAATAGATAGTGTATGCCAAAAAGTTTCACAGACTACGAAATGATTTCAGCTTTTTTAATGAGCGATAAGTTCGCTAATGATTTAGTCTACTTGGAAGACTACGACAGTTTTGTGTTATATAACGGCAGGTACTATGATTTTGTTAGTAACAAAGACTTGATGCGATTGGTCTGGGACTTTATCAAGACGAAATTCCCATTGAAGAATATCTCGCACGGGAAGCTAAGGGATTTAACTAAGTTATTGGGGATGGAATGTATTCGTCGCGCGGACCATGAGGATTTCAATACTCTTGCGTTCGCTGACTGTTTATACGATTTGAAACAGTTCCGGACATTAGAATTCACAAGAGACGTTATCTGTACGCTAGGGTTTGAGTTTGATTTCGCTGACACGGCATGCCCAACACCTCATTTCGATAAGTTTCTTGCTACTAGTTTAGTATATAAGGATGATGTTAACAAACCCGATACGAAGTTGCGTGAACTGTTACAAGAGATGTTTGGGTACTTTATTCTTGGTACCCTCAAAGCCGAGGCGGCGTTCTTCCTGGTTGGTGGTGGTAGTAATGGTAAGAGTAAAGTAACCGACCTAATTCGGTTGATCATAGGCGACAAATACGTTGTTAGTATGAGCGTACGGCGTCTTACAACTGACCGTTGGGCAACCGCCGACCTTGTTGGGAAACGGTTGAATATCGCTACAGAAGACGAGAGTACGTATATATCCGCGGACGTGTTCAAACAACTTATTACAGGTGAACAAGTCACGGGAGAGAGGAAGTTCGGTGACCCGTTCACGTTCAAACCACGTACAAAATACGTTTTCTCTACCAATAAACTCCCTCAGTTCAGCGACCTTAATTACGGGTTGATACGGCGATTACATTTGCTGCCCTTCTATAGACGTTTTACTCCAGAGGAACAGGACAAAGATTTGGGTAAGAAATTAGCGGCTGAGTTACCGGGTATCATGGCGTGGGCAATACAGGGCGCGAAACGGTTAACGGCCGCCAATTTCATATTCACACCGTCGTCTGCTAGTCAGCACACCATGGAAGAGTTCAAGAAAGAGATCAGTGGAGTTATGCAATGGTTCTATGGCGGGTACACGGTTGACGACGAGGCGTTCACTGGGACAGATTTGCTGTACTCTGAGTACAAAGACTGGTGCAGTGTCAATAACAAGAAACCGTTCAGCTCACATAAATTCTTCCGAGACTTGACGAATAATATACCGGGGGTTAAATCCACTCGGAACCGGGACGGGGAGAACGGGGTAGTACGAGGCCGGAACATAAGGATGTTGAACGCGTTTGAGAAAGACGCTCTGGCCGAGCAAGGCGTTGAGGAGATCGAAGACTTAACAGAAATACCTCTATGATCGATGATTCAAAACAAATAAATATCATGTGCCGTGAGAAGATTGCAGACTTTGACGACCAACTGTACCACGCGCGTGTTGCTAGGGATAAAACAATTAAATCAAAAAACAAAGTAACCGAGAAAGATTTCCCCTTAATTGATGTACTGATTGAAATGGCTGATGACCGGATAGAAGATTTAGAACGGCAACGAAAACATTTTTACAATATCCGATCAAAACACGATGCTCGGTACCGGAAACATAAATACGATTTAGACGAGATGAAAAAGGTCGAATGCCGGGAGTTCTTGGGCGACCCGGCTAGCACTAGTATCAATCGTCTGCAATACAAGGCGCCGTGGCGTGACGAGAAAGCCCCATCGCTTGTTGTGTACACTGACTCTAATAGTTGGTACGATTTCGGGGAGAGTTGCGGGGGATCAGTGATTGACCTGGTCATGAAACTGTACGACACGACCTTCGAACGGTCGCTTAAAATAATAAAAGATTATCTATGACAAAAAAAGAACGGTTCAATTTGTTCAAGAAAGAATGTTTACGCTGGCTTGATAGATTCAAGATCGACGATTACGGGATTAGGTTTGGGACTGAAACAGATAGTGGTAGTCGGGCCGAGATTGATTTAAGTCAGGTTGAGAGCGGGGTTCTATACTTTCATTTCAATGTAGATATAGAGATGACTGCTACTCAAGTAAAAAACTCCGCCAAACACGAAGTTATCCACGCATTGTTGGCCGATATGACTTTCTGGGGCAGTAAAAGATTCGCCTCTCAATCTCAGCTTTACGAGGCTAACGAACGGCTTGTTAGAAAGCTACAAAACATTATCAGTTGACCTGTGGATAAATTGCTTTACTATTCAATTGGAATGTATTATAATATAAATATATGAAGAAAGAAGAAGAGACAATATCATTAAACCAGTTGAGTTATATGATTAAGTTCTTGCAGGACTACGACTGGTTTATTGCTCGGTATGACACCGATTACACGTACCTAAGCGACCGTCTCGAGGTGATGACGCTAGAGGACAGACGCGAGTTCTGGTGGTGTATAACAAAAGAACAGTTCAAGACTTTAGAACGATTATTTACTAGATATAATATATATGAAAGAAAAAAATGGTGTTGATACCTCGCGCGTGACGCGGGTTGAAGTCATAGATGACCAGGGCCGGGCTTATACTATGTGGGATAATAACTTCAACGTGACAGTTCAGATGCAGGATGACAACCGGACTCTAAAGATCTTTGTTAAGGCCAAGGATCCTGAGCCAAGGAGATTTAGCTAATAAATAAATATGAAATCAATAAAAAATCTATGTTAAGAACATTATCAATGTCATTAAAACGAATCTTAAAAGGTGATCTAAGAGCGCAGTACCAAGCTGATCTTGTTAATGAAGACGCTTCATTAACCGAGAAAGGTAGAGAGGTTATGGAAGACGCGTTATTTCAGCTACCGCAAGTTCAAGAAGCACTTACTAAAGAAGCTAAATCTATTATCGGTGAAAACGGTGTTAGAAAAGAAGGGAAATAATTAACATAAAACAATTTTATGAAACCAACAAAGAAAGTAGAACCTAAAAAAGTGACAAAGGAAAAGAAAGCTACATTGAAAGACGTGCGAGCAGCACAGCACCTGGCGATCGTGGCTATTAAAAAGATGCATAACGCAATGCGTGCTTACAAAGAGACCTGCAAAACAACAACGGAGTATTACAAAGCTGGTGCGTATATCTTCAACCTGCAAGTTGTAAGTGGTGAACCTCTTATAGCTGATACCGGGGAACGTGTTGTAGGTAGTGGTTCCGCCGCTGGTGAAGAGAACATAATGGATATCTGTATGGCTGATATAAAAAGACAGACAGAGAAAGCGTCTGCCCCTAATCCGTTCGCCTTATTTAAATAATTAACTCAAAATAACTATGTTAGACAAAATGTCAAAGTTCTTATTGGTAGTAGCGATTGTTTTGACAGTTGCGAACACGGTCGTTGTTATTGTATACAGAAATGCAATCACCTCGGCTGTTGCTTACACAGTAGGTCAGTCAATTGGGTACGGTAACGGTGTTACTAAAACACAAACGGATTACACTAAAAATATCCAGTACTTGGCAGACGAGCTTGCAACGAAAGGCGAGATTGAGCTGTTTGATAAGACTTTAGTAGAGAAAGTGAGTGAATAATTATCCGTAAGACGGACAGTTACGAATTAAACTAACCACCTTAACTAGCAACAGAATTCCTTGAGAAGGAACATGAAAAGGGCAACGTTCTAATGTGTAGATCCCACCCTCCGGGACTGCAAGTCACATTAAGCAAACAGTCTTTACTGTTGTGAGGGAGTTTCTAAGCATGGCTTCTCCCTTTCGCAATCATAATACCAGCGAGGCGCTCGCTTTGCTGGTTAAGGTGGTTAGTTAACTAAGGAAAGCGTTAGATTAAATGTGATTATCCTTTCACGGCCAACAAGGATGACGCGAATAGCCGAGATAATAATTAGTGGAAATAAAACTCGCCTATTCTACAAACACTGATTGAGTTATCTATGTAACCACTGACATTGGTTCTAAACGCTTTTCCCAGTTAGCTAGTTATCCCAGCAGGTGTTATAGGGATTCGTCCCTCTTGCGGTCAAGCGTACGCAACAACTTAGCAACTGCTGACAGCACCTGTTAAGGTTATTAAACATATGAAAACATACAAATTCACAATTGAGAAACCATGTAACTATTACATAGCCGAACTGTACATAGACGATGAATGTGTTAGTGTCACAGCCCACAGAACCAAAGAAGGTATCTACGCCATGGTAGCGGACGCTTTCATGACGCATGACGAGATACCCTGTAGTCGATGGAACAAGTTCTGGCACAAAGTATTAAGATTAAATTAAAAGAGATATGACTAGATATGAGTAATTACAAATGTACAATAAAAGTAAAAAAGACTGGTGAGGTAAAAGAAGTCTGTGCATACGATAACTATTATGGAGGTCATCAGTACGGTTACATTGACGAAAAAGAAGATCTTCAGAGAGCTTATCGAGAAGACGAAATTGAAATAATAAATCAATAACCCTATGACAAAACAAGAAGAAATTGATGACCTAACTATAACAATAGAGCAATTAGAAGATTTAATTAACGAAAAAGACGAAGAAATAAATGAATACAAAGAGCGTTTACAAACCATAAAAAATTTAGCTTGAATTATGACAAAACAAGAGAGGCAACTAAAACAAAATATAGGACAGTTGAGACAATATCTAAACGAGAGAACAAGTGCAGACTTAATAACAAGCGAAGAGATTGAGGTGTTTATACTTAACAAACTAAATAAAGAATTATGAATTCACAAGACCTAATGAAGATAGTGAAAGAACGTAATGACAGTGTCATTACAACTCTTGATAGCAAACAAGCTGAGTACGCGTCCAACGGCGACCGGTTCCATAACTTCCGGCGCGGGGCAGAGATCCTTGGCGGTACACCAGAGCAAGCGCTCGGGGGGTTCATGTCCAAGCATATCGTCTCAGTGTTAGACCTGATCAAATGGACCGAGACTGAACCTGATCGGATCACTGAAGAGCTTATTAACGAGAAGATAGGCGATAATATTGTCTATCTACATTTGTTAGAAGGATTATTAAGAGAGAGATTAGCCAAAAGAAAACAAGAAGAACCTAAAGTATTCACCCCTGACAATAGGGTATAAATATATGAAATATATATCATTGTTCTCCGGCATCGGAGGATTCGAAGAAGGAATTAAACAAGCATATGAAGATTATGTTACTCAAAAAGGCGAAGAGGCAAGGGGACAGAATATACAATCCAGTAGGGATAAGTCCAGCAGTACAGAGTTCGTTTGGGATGGGGGGAGGACAAGTCCCACTTGTATTGGTTGCTCCGAGATCGACAAATACGCAATCCAGGTCTACGAAAAACATTTTAACCACAAAAACTATGGAGACATTACGAAAATTCAACCAGAAAACTTACCAGATTTTGACTTGTTGGTTGGGGGCTTCCCTTGTCAATCCTTCTCAATCGCTGGAAAACGAGGTGGATTCAATGATACCAGAGGCACGCTCTTCTTTGAAATCGCTAGGATTATTAAAGAAAAACAACCACGCCTTCTGTTGCTTGAGAACGTTAAAGGGCTTTTATCTCACGACCAAGGAAATACATTCACTACCATCATCTCCACGCTTGATGAATTGGGGTATGACTGTCAATGGCAAGTGCTTAACAGCAAAAATTTCGGCGTCCCACAAAACAGAGAACGAGTGTTCATTGTCGGCAACAGAAGGGGAACTAAACGACCTAATGTTTTTCCATTAAATTATGAGAACTACTTGACGACAATAGACAAGTGTGATAAAATGAATGTATATGAAAAAACAATTAACGAAAAAGTGTACCAAATGTCAGCAAGTGTTTCCGAGAACGCAAGAACACTTCTTTTGGGTATGGAGCAAAGCAAGACAGAAAAGTTATCCGTCGAGCAAATGCAAGATTTGTTCACGCAAATTGAACAAGGAATACAGAGAGAAGAATGTTCAGAAATTGAGAGAGAACCACAGGACTTACGACAGGAGTCCAAAGGGAATATACAAGAAGTTGAAACACTCGAAGCGTTCTTGGGAAGTGAAAATAACACAGAAGGAGTTTGTGGAGTGGTATCAATCCCAACCGAAGAAATGTTGCTATTGTGGTCTAACGGAGGAGATGCTTTCAAAGGTATCGGACAAATACAACAACAAGACTCAAAGAATGACAATAGACAGACTGGATTCAAAGAAACATTACGAAGTTGGAAATCTAGCCCTTTGTTGTTTGCGGTGCAACCATATAAAGGGGGACTTTTTTACTCAATCGGAGATGGAAAAGATTGGGTCAACATTTATAAAACTAAAGTGGAAAAAATATGTCAACAACAAATAAGTCTAAGCTCTATTTTAGAGGAACACGTCGACCCGAAGTATTTCCTATCGGAGAAGATGACCGATTACTTGATGAAACAGATAAACCAGACGGAACACGGCCACAAACCCAACTTAGTACAACAGTCCGAGTAGGTATGGGGTCAAAGGCCGACAGTACCTTTATACAGGGGGACAATGCTATCCGCCGACTAACCCCTAAAGAATGCGAAAGACTGCAAGGATTCCCAGACGATTGGACTGCTGGGGTATCTGACACTCAGCGATATAAATGTTGTGGGAATGCAGTCACAGTGAACGTAATAAAAGAAATAATGAAAAGATTAACACATAAATAGGGTATAAATATATGAAAACAATAGCAATAGATTTTGATGGGGTTATACATAAATACTCCGAAGGGTGGAAAGACGGGACGATTTACGATGATTCGTTCGACGGGGTTTTTGATATCATTAAAGATTTAATGAAAGATAACTCTGTGTTTATCTTCTCATCACGTAGCCCACGACAAATAAAGAAATGGTTGAAAGAATACCTATACTATGCGACTGATATGCCGTTTGACGAATGGTTGTTTGGCTACAGCGTAGGGATCATACCGTTCTGGAAAAAGTTCTGGACCAAGAGGAATGTTCTTGGTATAACCAAGCGTAAACTCCCAGCGTATGTATACGTTGACGATAGAGCATTGAAGTTTGAGGGTGATTGGAACGAGACATTAACTAAGTTAAAAGAAATACTATGAAAGTAAAAATACACAACCAATACAAAGAAGTTGAGTACGACACGAGGCGTGATGGACCTTTTGTAGACGGCATTAGTTTTGATGGCCATTTCACTCTGTGGAGTTTTGAGTACATACCCAAGACATACCTAAAGGAAAGTGAATTGTCTGGAGATCAATACAGAAAAGGTGGAGAGATGGTAATTTATAGAGATGGGGTTTCTGTGTTTAGGGAGTTTTGCCGAACACCAGAAAGAGCGTTTGTCGTTATGCAATATATACTCCCTAGACTAAAAGACTTCATGATGTGGAGTGAAGTTAAGGAAGGTAAAAAACTATACAATCATGATGTCCCTGTGGTTATAGATAGTCTATGTGACGATGGAGAAGTTATTGTAAAAACAGAAGACGGATCAGAAATCCCATGGGCGTTCAAGATTGAAGACAAGGACGATGAATGGGGCGATGACTGGTACGATAGTGACAGGGTACATATACTAAGCGAACACTTACATTGGTTTAGGAAATAATTATGAATAAAAAACCATTTAGACAATTTATGCAGAACACTCAAGGTAGTAAATGTAAAAAGATAATCAGCTTATACCAAACCGGTATGAGGGTTATTGAGTTGGCGCATTTGTTCTCAATAAGTAAACAACGCGTTGATCAGATTCTTAATAACGGTAAGGTAGTACGGCGCCCAAGGAAGTTCCTCACGTTCATGTGTAGTAAGTGTGGGAAAGTTGGCGGCCGTGAACAGTTCTCCCCCCATAATGAGTTCTGCCTGGAGTGTTATCCTAGTACCATGGCCGTGTATTGGAGTAAGAAACATAGAATCATGGGATGCAAAGGGTGTGGTAAGAACACTAAGAAACATTACTATAGCGGGTTCTGCCATAAATGTTTTCATAAAGAGTTCCCGCATTTCTGGGCTTTCTACAGTCTAATAAGAAAAACATTTAATATACAAAACAAGAAGAGGAATAAATAATTTATTGTCAACTCATTGTCAACCAACCAGCTAGTGTTAGGTGACAGAACAGTTGATGACAAAAACTATGGAAGGAAAATTGAATGATAAGAATCCTCTGACTATTTACAAGAGGCAAGAAAGTTATTTCACATGGGATGAGATATCTAAACTGAGTGGGATCAATAAGTTCACACTTATTAACATTGCAAAGGCGGGGCCTGCGCAGTTACTAAAAATTAAAATTGATACGTTCATTAAGATTAAAACATGTTTAGATGTTGATCTTGTTGAATTCGTATCAGGCAAAAAAATATGTCTGAAGAAAAAGCAGTAGTTGATCAGAGCGTGATCGATCAACTAAACAAAAACGGTGGGGTGAACAGAGTAAATCTACCTTTCATTCCAATTATTAGAGTTAACAACACTAAAAAAGACGGTCAACCTGAAGCTGACCAAGTGTTCACTATCGCCAAACGTAACGAGAAAGGTGACTTTGTTGTTGAGAACTTTGAGAAAGAGTTCGACATGCGACCGTTCAAGGTACGGTACCGGGTTGATAAGAAATATAAAAAAGCTGATACGTCTGGTGTACCGAATTTCAAGAGTTTTGAGTTTGATACTTTTTTCGAAGACATCAAGCTAACGTTTCAGAAAGAGGTTTTCGAAACAATGAAGTATAAAGAGTTCAAAGAAAAATATAAAGATAACTATGTCCTGTACACAATCGTGTATTTCTATATCGATGACATAGTGTACCGACTAGAAGTTAAAGGGTCTTCAAGAACAGCTGTATGGGATTATATGAAAGAGTTCGGATCAAGTGATAGTATGTTTAGCTGGGTAGCTAAGATGACTATTAAGAAAATTGATGAAGGGATTACTCATAACGCGCTTAACATAGCCAAGACTGATTTAAGAGTTGATATCAATAAGACCCTTACAATGCAGACTGAACTTAATAATATAATAAAATCAGTGGATTCTTCACGTGCAGACAGCAACGTTGAAGTGATTAAGGCAGGTGATACCAATACAGTCATTCCCAGTCAACCGACCAATCAGGGATAGTGAACTTGCTACGTTGTTGCAATGGATTGATCACTCACGATGGTTAACCAAAGTTTACCCTGAGGTTAACTTCCCGTGGGTGGTAACACTAAAACAAAAATCAATCTCATACCGGGATTACCGAGGACTTATTACATCATTACAACGTAACAAGCGCAAGATCGCGTTACAAATAATTAAAAAAATACTATGGGAAAAAAGGTATCGATAATTACCGTCAACTGGAACGGGTTAGAACAGTTGACTAAACTGGTTGTCTCTCTTCAGAGACATACCAAGAACGACGACTATGAACTTATCGTCGTCGATAACAATTCTGATGACGGGAGCAAAGAATATTTAGCTGACCTGTCTGAGATGTGTCCTAACATCAGTGTGTATTTCAACCCGGAAAACACCGGTTGGGTTGGTGGGATCAATAAAGGGTTAGAACTTATTGATCATGAAACCCCGTACGTGATGTTTGTTAATAACGATATTGAGGTTACAACAGACGACTGGTTAGACACAACGCTGAGTCATTTCTATTCTGACGAAGACGAGGTTGGTATGGTTGGACCGGTATCGAACTTCACAATGGGGTTCCAGAAACGGGAGTACAACAATGATTTCCCTGCTCACCATAAAGCTAGTTTCCTAGTTGGCTGGATGCTAACGTGTAGCCGTCAAGCGCTTGAAAAAATAGCGAGTACAGTTGATAAGGATATGGGACTAGATAACGTGAACGGGCTTGCTATGCTTGATCCTGTGTTTGGACTAGGGTCGTCTGATGATTTAGACATCTCTATGCGTATGAAGAAAGCCGGGTATAAACTTATCATCTCCCGTGACGTTGATGTTATACATGAAGGGTCTGCTTCGTATAAAAAGAAGTTTGGCGATAAAATCTATGAGAACGGGACTGAAGCTGCTGACCTATACATGAAAGATGTTAATGATAAACTGGCATTACTACGGAAGAAATGGGGGAACTGGGAAGTTAACACAACGCTTAATCCCGCGTCTGGTACTATCGCAATCCCACATATGTGGCATTTCCCGTCTCAAACGGTTGAGAGTCTGTACCAGATGAACGGAGCTGAGGGATGTAAGACATGTTTCATAGGTGGTGCGCTTGTTGATGAGGCTCGCAACATGGCGGTACGCGATATGGCCGGGGACTATTTAATGTTTATTGACGCTGATATGGCGTTCCCTCCTAATGCGTTTGTGCAGTTGAAGAAACATCTTGAACGGGACGACGTTGATATCGTATCAGGTGTATGTGTCCGGAAACGGCACCCGTATAGACCGACAATGTTTATGCGTCATCCTAAGTTTGAGGAACGGAAGAAAACGAAAGAGAAACGGTACCAAGAAGTTGTTATCTGGCCAGACTATTTGTTCGAAGTTGATGCCGTAGGGACAGCGTTTATGTTGATCAAACGGAAAGTGTTTGAAGCTATGAAAGCTCCCTGGTTCAAGAGTAAAGTCGACATATCAGAAGACCTGGGGTTTTGTGAGGAAGCTCGTGACCTAGGGTTCCGGATATGGGTTGATCCGACTTGTATTATAGGACATGTTGGACCTAAAGCGTACGATGTGAACGATTACTTTGCGAATAACCAACAGGAGATACAATCGGTTATTCAAAAAGCAGAAGAAAAGAATAACGATAGCGTAACTAAATATGATAAAAGTAACGAAGACAAACAAGCTACTGATCCAGGGGCTGGACCATCCGACGAAACAGAGGGTCAAACAACTCCTGACAATGATTAACCCAACGTACCAGATCATGTCAGCTAAGGGCAACATGCGAGCGTTGTACGCTATCCCTCAGTTCTTTAAGTATTACGAAGAGCAGGGTGATTTGTTCATCATCCCACGTGGGTGTATTACACTTGTAATACCGCTACTGGGTAAGTTCGAGTACACTGACGAGACAGTTGAACAACCGTTAGTTGAGAAGTTCTGTAGCGTACAGGGGTTTGCTCTTCGTGAATACCAAGAAGGTGTACCGGAAGACATTGCTAGTAACACTGAAGGTGTAATCAAGCTAGGTACCGGGTTCGGTAAGACGTTGATATCTCTTAAGTTAGTTGAGAATATCCAACAGAAAACATTGATTATCGTACACAGGCGCGCGATCTTTGATCAGTTCGTAGAAGAATCTAAGATATGGTTTGACTACGATATTGGACAGATAGCAGGAACTAAGTTCGATGTTAAGGACGTGACGGTTGCGATGATCGATACGTTATCGAAACGCGATTACGAGTCGCTAGGGAAAAAGTTCGGGTGTGTTATTGTCGACGAGTGCCATAACTTTATCACTGATAAACGCGAGAAAGTTATCACGAGTTTCAACTGCAAGTACCTGTACGGTATGAGTGGTACACCTGAGAGAAGTGACGGGAAGACGAACGCGATTGAGTTCGTGTTCGGCCGGATCGTTGTTGATGAAGAACTCCCTCAAGACAAACCCGAAGTGATTACTTACCATACTGATGTACCGATTCTAATGAGCGATAACTATCATGAGATGGTAGACGACCAGGTTGATTCGCTACAAAGGAACACGCTCATCTACGCCATCGCAATCAGTATGGTTGATAAAGGGCGTAAGGTCCTGATATTAACGAAACGGATCAAACATAACGAGATCCTTAAAGGGTACCTCGACAGTAAGGGTGGTATCTATAGTATCTCAAGTAAAGATAAAGACGACGACAGGTCAAAACTCCTTTCAGATTTGCGTAATGATAAATGTGACTATAACGTGTTGTTAGGAACGTTCTCGTTGCTTAGCACCGGTATAAACATTCCGTCGCTAGATACTTTAATTATAGCTGGCGACTTAAAATCTAATATTCTAACTGGCCAAAGTGCCGGTAGAATACTGCGTCTGTTTGACGATAAGAAACATCCGTTGATTATTGATTTCGATGATAATAAGCACGGGATCTTTCATCGACAGTTTCTTGCACGACGTAGGTTCTACAAGGACAAAGGTTGGTTAGATCACAATAAACTAATATGAAGAATTACCAAGTGGCGTTGCTCGCTAGCGTGCTTAACGCCTACGACAGAGAAAGTTCGTATCATAAAGATATGAAATCGTGTAGTGACGAATTCCAATCGTTCACTAGAAAGAGAAGCATCCTTGATAAACTTAAGAAAGCTAACAAAGACTTTGAGAAACATAACGAGTTCGTTGACGAACAGATCAAAGAGTCTAGTAAAAAAATCCAAGCAATAGTTGCTAAGATCCAAGAAGAACTTAATGAAGCTACTAAGGATATCAAAATCTTAGCTGACGATAATGATAAGGTTATGGAAGAAAAGAAGAAAGCCAACGAGGTTGAAGTCCACAAGTTTCAGAAAGGTGTCAACGCCGCAAGGGAAGAGAACGAGAAGAAGTTACTAAAGGACATGGAAGAGAAAGGGTACTTATTGAAATCTGTTCAGCTAGACGAGAAGGATAGAAACTCTCTTATCATGTACGTTAAACTATTAAACGAAGCAGACATTGTTGAGGTCGATCTCAATCTTGATAAAGAATACAAACAAGATGAATGGTTGAGTGAGTTCATTAAACTTATCGTATTCAAAGATAATAAAGTAGGTGACGAATTTGTCGCTGAATTAAGCGACTTGTTCTAATTAAAATGAATAAACACGAAGCTAAATTTCAGTCTAAAATCAGTAAGGTTTTTACAAACCTGAAGTGGATGAAAAAATACTTCCCAGTACCAAGGTTCCCATACGAACTGAAAGCCAGTACCGGGAAGACGGTACCGTTCTCCAAGTTCCAGGACCAGCAGATCCCGTCACTCGAACGCGCATGGCGTAGTTGCCATGCGCATAAGATGACCGACGCTAGCCTAGGGATTAAACCATACGACGGGTTCGTGTACTGTGAATCAGACGCGTACGTGGGGATCATGTACGAGATGCCACAGAACCAGACGGAATGTTACTTCATTCATATCGAACATGTACTAAAAATAAAACAAAATAAAAGAAGCATCACGAAAGATGATGCTATCAAGTACGGGATAAAAATAGTGCTGTAACCTAGAGTTACGGCACTATTTATTTTATCTTGAAAATGCTTCTTCGAGTAAATCTTCCGTAGAGATATCGCTTATATCTGGCTCGTTACCACTCTCGCGTTGCTCAGCTATCGTCTCACCCTGCTCGAACTGGCTCAACCGTTGTGCCACCATCTGTGAGACCTTAGCATCCCATAGTCCATTCGATCTCATGATCTGCATTCTCTCCAGTGTTTCTTCTCTCTCTTCACGTGGTAATGCCTTAGCGCCCTTGCCTTCTAATAGCAATAAATCTCCAGCTATCAAGTCAGCCACCCTAGCTTTATCAACTGTTTTATCGCTCTTGAAAAATGTTGACATTGGAATACCTAGTGATTCCAAGTTGTATTCCTTTTCTAAAATCTGTAACGCAATTGAGTTTTTTACTTCATCTCCCTTAACACTACCCAGCAACTCACCGGTGTCTTGTTTTTTCTGGTCAGCTGATTTTTTGGGATCGTTTTGAATAGTGTAGAATTTAGCAACGATACCTTTGGCTTCGTTAGTTATCGCCTTATCGTACTTCTTTAAGACCTCCCTGTTCTGAGCTAGCTTCGTTGTTTCGTCAAGAATACTTTGATAGTCGTCATTCGAAACCTTTATATTGTATGGAGATAAATAATTACTTAAATTCCGTCTCGATAACTCACCTGTTGGCGTAAGGTATGGATTAAGATTCTTGCTTAAAAACGGTAGATCTCTTTTGAAAGCGTCTATTAACGGTTGTTCGTTCCCCACTTCCCTATACACAGGGTCAACTATGGTTGATATGTACCTAACAAGTCCTTGCAATGGCACTAATTGTCCACCAGTAAATGCCGTTTGTTTTTGCAGACTAGCACTCATTCCATTTTCTTCTAACCCCTCTACAGTCGACATTATTTGATCTATACCTTCTAGGAACGTTTGATCTTTTAGCATCGACATTGACAGTGCTATACCGCTTGCTATTTTCGCAGTATCACCTTGAGTTAATGCTTTAGGGCTGTCTTCTTGCATGTACTTAACGGCCGCAGGTAATGCGAACGCGTATGCGTATGGGCCGAGAAACATCATTGGGATCCATCTATCGTTTATCTTTATTGAATACGGTATCTTCCCGCTAGCGTAAAACGCTGAGCGAGCATCTGGGTCTTTTGGCGCTGCCCATGTAGTCCTGTCGTCCGCCGCCATAGTGAACGCTTTGAACGTGAACATCGATCCTATTAAAGACTTCGCTAGTTGTTGTTTTTTATTAGCTGCACCGATTAAAGTTGTTACACCTAGGGGGCTGTACTCTAACCATTGTTTAGCGAAGTTCATAGGTGTTCTTAGGAATGGGATAGCCCAACTTAATGTACCGCCCGCCACCTTCCTTAACCTATCAGCAACAGCAGTTAGCTCATCTATACTGTTTAATACAGCACCTTGACCCTCAGGGAACAATCCTTGTCTCCATAAAGAATATTCACCAAGTTTCTGGCCAGCCTTAGTAGCCTCTTCAACTGATCTACCTTGGCGCAGTAGCCTTGCTTTCTCAGCGTCTCCGATCATTGTCATCAAGAGTCTATCGCCACCTTCCATGGTTTTACTAGGCCATGTCATCGTAGCGTCACCGAACTTACCAAACTTCTTCCGAAACCACTGTGTCGGAATCCGTTTAACGTCTAGGTTAGAAATAGGTATGTTTCCTTTCATCACGTCAGAGAACGCTCTCATTCCATTAGGGATAGACTTAAATAGCTCACTGTAATATTTAGGGATTTCTTTGAAAAACGTTTCCCGTTTCTTCCCTCTGACAAAAAAATCCATAAAATCAAGCGATGCTTCGACTGTTTTCTGTAACGGTACACCAACAAACGCCTGTTCTGCGCCGGTGAGTAAGTTCCTCATAGTAGTTCTAGGATTGGAAAGCATGTTATTGTACCTGAACTCAGTTATTATTTCGTTCCAAGTAGGTTTAACTTTACTTCTATAGAAATTTACTACAGACTTGTAATCGTTCCAATCTACTTCTGCTATTTCATCTTTGAGTTTGTTAACGTCAACCTCCTGTTTTCTGAATTTTTTTAGTATGTTTTCCAATGCACTTTGTTCTTCATTAGCAACGTCCAATTGCATCATTTTACCTCGTCTACCCCAGTCTCGACTATATGACAACAACCTCTCATCCAGCTCAAGAAACTCTTGCATGATAGCCTTTCTGTCTGCGGCTGTAGTTTTGGGGTTGTATATAACCTCCCTTAATGCGGCGTGCCTATTGACCGTTCTTTGTTCAATAACGGCCAAGTCCTTCGTTTCTTTTCTAGTTATAACTTTATTTAAAACACTACCCTCTGCAACGGCTTTCTGTGCTACTTCTTTAAGTTTTAACACATCACCTTTGGTGGCTGCGATTTTCTCAAACGATTCTTTCTCTAAGAACTGTAAGACAAGTTTCTCTTTCGGTGTAGCATCTAGTTTTCCGTAATCAATCCTGAAAGGTTGTTCTGCTACTTCGTCAATAATAGACGCGTTCCCCACGTGTTTAGTAGCAGCCTTGAACCCATTCAATGTAGCAGCCACGTCTTTAGTGTTCGTCATGTCCGATAATGCGCCTGCCAATAGCTTCAGATCTTTCTCGGGGTTTTTGAATTCCGTTCTAAGTATAGCAAGAATAGCATCGTCGCCAGTTTCTGCTGCTATTTGTTGTAAGACTTTTTGACTAACCTTTTTTCTAGCTCCGCCGTACGGCAATAGATCAAGTCCCACCATCCCGGCGTAGAACATAGGTGTTAACGCTAAGGACGCGCTGCTGGATAGATCGCTATTCATATTCATCTTTGCGGCTATCTCTCTCATATCCTTAGATCTTTGAGACGTTTGTCTGAAAACATTCTTGACTGGTTCGTCTCCAAATATTATTTTCTCGAACTTTGTTTTAGGTACATATGAACTCTCCTGAACCTCTCTACCGGTAACTAACTCCATTATAGACGTTGGAGCCTCTAACCCCAGAGAAACTATGGACCTCACAGGCGCTCTAACGACCGCTTTGGCTATATCACCACCTAAAGCTAGGACATTACCTGTACCTTTAAGGGCGTCACCGGGTAGTTCTTTTAGTCTATCACCAGGATGTCTGGCTGGCGCGTCACCAACTAGCGCTCGTTTTTCCACTATCTTCTTAGCCACTAGAGTGGGTGATGCGGCTAAAGGTTTATCGAGTGAATACTCAACTGGTTCATCATCCGGGATTTCTAATTTCCTTCTAGTCGGTCCTGGTCTTACCACTGTTCCTTCTTTTTCTAATCCTTCACCAACCTTAAACTCGAACCGTTTTTCACGTTCTTTTTTTTCTGCTATATTCTTGGCGATCAACGCCTCACTTTTCTCGCGTTGTTCATCTATATTTCGGCCAAACCTAATGAATGGATTTATAAATTTTTCAAATAAAGACATAGTTTTTTATTATTCAGCTGGTTCTAAGTTACCATATTTCTCCATTATCCCAGCAAACGGATCATCTTCTGTGCTTTGAGTAAACTTACCGTACACTTGTCGGATCGATTCATCTGTCCAATCGATGTTACCAGAGAACGCATCAAGGAATTGTTTCTTTTTGCCTGGATTACTAATAGCGTAATTCTCAGCTTCTTTAAGTATTGTTGCTGTATCATATTTACCGTTCTCATCTATTGTCTCAGCCAGTCTTGCTTGTGCTTCTGATAAATCAGATTGCTGTTGCTGGTTCAAGACGATTGTCGTGCTTGCTGCTCGTGTCTTAGTCTTACCAACTCCACCAATTGTTGACTGACTTATTGGCGCGTTCTTTTCGACGTCGAAATTTATAATAGTAAAATCACCCTGATCATTTGTAGCCGTAAACTGTTTAACATTCGGATCGTCAGTGGCTAGTCCCGTAAGCGTGTACTCAACTCCAGTGTTAGGGTCAACAAGGTTTTGCGTTGTGCCTACTGGGATTTCTTTCATTAAACTAACAACGTCACTACCTTTGAAAAATGGATCGACTTCTTCCAGCGCGTTCTTCTCAATATCAAACTTCTCCTGCGCTCGGTCTTCCTGCAACATGTCAAACACTAAACTTGTTTTCTGTATAGCGAGATTGATCTTCTGTTGTTGTAGTTGCGATACAGCTTGACTAGCTCGAGTCGCTGCCTCAAAGTCACCGCTTCTAATAAAGTCAGCTTTTTGTCTTTCAATCTCTTTAATAGTGTTATCGTTCTCACGTTGAATCTCGTTAATAAAACTCAACTTAGGAGAACTAGCCCCTAGTCCACGTTTGATTCCTAGTTGCGCTTCAGTTGATCCTTCACGTCGCTCACCAACACGTCTAGCTTCTGCTATTCTAGGATTAAAAATCGAATCAGCTAATGATGCTCGCTCTTGATTCTCTTTAAGTCTTTGTTCTTCAATACTCTCAGGTGTCACAACAGTATCTAACCCTTCAAACAACTCATCAATCCTTGATCTAACATCACCAAACCTGTTGGGTAGATTATTAGGGTCGACTACTGGGTCGGTTACTGGATCAACTACCGGATCGGTTACTGGATCAACTACCGGGTCGGTTGGTGTTTTGATTTGCGTAGGGAAAAACTTCTTAAACATTGACGGGTTCTGCCCGAAATCCATTACGTTTGGCGCGTCGGACGCGAAATCACGATCGAACTCAGTTGGTTTCAATAGTCTAGCACTGTCACCTTCAATAGCGAAGATGTCTTGTCCCTGTCTAAATATTTGCTTCTTAGCCATATTTGTATATATTAAATTATAAGTCGCTTAGATCTAGTAAGTACCCATTGATCACTGCCTGATTCCCAACACCTGTTGTATCAAGAACATCACCAGCTGCAAAGATAATAGGGTTAGAAAACAAATTCCCCTGAACAGTACCGGCTGTCATATTGTTTACATCCTCAGCATCAAAAACTTCCCCCAAATTAGCAGAAACAATGCTTGTATTAACAACGCTATAGACATTTAACAAAACGAAAATCTTATTTGCTGGGACTGTGTATTGGACAGTATCGTAAATCAATTCTGTAACAGGAGTTATTCTATAATCTTTATCTATATAATACCCGAAAGCCGTACCGGTTGCGGCAGACGTTGCTATGTCAGTATCTTCATCAACAAGGAAAGGGCTAATAAGAACATGATCACCAATAGCGTTATTGGCGCTTCCATCAAGAACGTCTTGTTGCGCTGAAGCTGCGTCATCTATTCTTAGAATATCAGAACTAGTTGCATACCAATGCGTAATAACAGCAATCTGTCCTGTTGGTACAGTAATTAAACCAGTTCCAGAGATAGCAAACGGTGTAATGCTTTTATTGATTGGAATAGGGTTACGTAAATCCTGGATTAGATGTCTAGGATCGTTCTTCATAATAAGAAGCTCTGTCGCGCTTACTGCTATACCAACTAACTTGTTTGAATAAGTTGTCTTTGAAATCTCTCCGGCTGTGTTTGATAAGTAGTAATATTCGCCTTCGTCTAGTCCAGTGAACCCTGAAACTACACCACCGATCTTTACTGTGATAGGGTTGCCGTCAGTTGAATCTGAAGTAGCGAACCCGAAGAATTTAATCTTAGAAACGTCGTTGCCGTCACATTTATATACCTCGTTATCAGTCTTATTCTGGTAAACAGGTACTGGTAAAGTAGCCCCTGCAATCGTTTCTCCTGCGTTTGGTTCGATAGGTTGGACACTTACCTCACTATTACGTTTAATATCACCTGTACCGTCTGTATCGTCCTGTGTTAGGAAAGGATTAGATGCATCTGGCGTTCCAGAACTACCGTCTAAAGCGTCATTAGTATCAGTCTCAAGCGCTAATTCATCAACTCCTGTACCAAGGTTACGGACAAGTTTTGTACTAGCGTTAAGTTTTACCTGGATTGCACTTGCCACAATCTCTATACCTAGTCCCGCTGTTAAACCAGATCCACCAGCTGCAATGTCGTAAGTATCAACTCCATTGTTTGAAATCAACCATTTATTCTCTGACGCGTCATATATCATGAACGGTTTGTTAGCGTCACCATTATCAGCATAAATTGTTTTATCAGTATCTGTACCATCGCCTAAGTTCAATGTATTAGAATCTGGATCGAAGTCGTCTTTGTTAACGTACTGAGAAGCAAGAAAATGATCGTCGTTTGTGATGATGAATGTACCACCTGAATTGTGACGTTTCTTGTTAGCGTCAACGTCCCCAACGAGACTGTAGTAGTAATACCCCCAAACAACACCAGTCAACGTATAGGTTGTAGTGTTATCGGTAATACCTGTAAATGAAATGATTTCTTCACTATCGTTGCCCTGATCTATCTTAGCGAAACCAATGTCACCGATGTTAGCCATTGTAACACGATGTCCATCTTTCGTTATAATTGGATCGACAACAAGTGTAGTACCAGATCGAGCGGCTCCTTCCGCTAAGTCTTCCCTGATAAACACTGAAATGCCCGAAGGCCGAAATGTTGACATATATTTTTTTTAAGAGTTACTATTTACTGTTTTATCTATCATATAAGTATCTAATACAGGATTCGTACTGACGTTGGAGATTGACCAGAACGCGTCACTTGTTGTGTCGTCGTCATAGTAAGTCGCAACCCGTACAGTGTACCGAGTGGATTTAGTTACATCGAAATGTATTGGGACTGAGAACGGGAAACTATCCCGGAAATCTGCACTAGCTGCACCCATTGGCAGTGTTCCTAACACGTTGTCACCCATAGCTGACAGTTTACTAGAATTAACTACATCGTCGTCCCAAGCGAGAACATATGTTTTTGTTCCATCAATCCCGTACGGTCCGTAAGCTACTGTTATTTTAATCTTTGTCTTAACGGCAATCAATCCTTCAACGTATAGGATATCGAATTCTTTACCTCGAGCTGGTTCATCGAATGAAAGTTCTCCACTTGTCCATTTGTGGTTCCGACCAACCCCATTGGCTGCGTTCGTATCGAACATCTTATAAGTGTTCTGAGTGACTGAACTGACGAAAAACATTTCGTCCCGGTCAACGATAAAGTCTGCTACATTAAGTTCGTCGATTGAAATATCGCCTATAAAGTCTCCTGATAATCCTCGTTTCAAGTAGTATGAGATGACTCTATCGTTTGCTGACACGTCAGGTGAGCTCTTACAAGCTACCATAATAACTCGTTTCGGTGGGAAATAAACATTGGCCGCGTCTGACAAATCGAAGTTCTCCAGTGTTGGCAAGATAATATCAGTAATACTATCCATATTCAGTCTGTCACCTTCCTTTGCTCGAGCGATTGATTTGATACCTTCGCGTCTACTAGTGAAATACGATATAGCAGAAATACCTGCGCCTGCTTTCAAGTTAGAAGCACCAGCGTCGTCTGCTAGAGACAGAACATCTAGGTTCGGTACTTGCGCGGTCGCTGTGTAATCTATTCGGTACTGGAGTATACCGTCTTCTTTATGGATAATAATGTTGTTGTTGTCTTTACTATCAAGGAACGTAATTGGTCCACCAGCGTCCGGGAAATCTTCGTATAGAGCGTCTCTTGGATTTGTGCCAGCGGTAAAGTTTGTATAATCAGCTACCTTACTAGCATATAATGAACTAGGTTCAGCTGCGATACCTGCTACCCAAACACGTGCTGAAGCTGTCAATAAGACATTACCCTTAGGGTTAGCTGCGTAAGTTGATGTGTCGGGCGCGTCTGCAATCCCTTCGTTCGCTACCACCCCAGCCGCCGCTGGATCAGGTGATACGCCAGTGAATGTTTTACTACTTAGCCCACTATAAGTATAAGTTGATCCGTTTACTTCAACAGTACCAGATGAAGCGAATCCTTCCTCTGCTAATGTTAAAGTACCAGCAGTAACGATTGTGTTGGTTGTGACTGACGATACTAAACTAGTTGCGCCTGTCCAAACAGAAAAGTTCTCAACTGCGTTACAGAACACAAGCGTGTTCTCGTTGGTTGTATTGAACGGAAGGAACCCCATGACTGCGTCAGACGTTAAACCTGTAACAAGGTCTTCCCATTTACCCAAAGCGTCTTCTGGATTCGAAGCGTTGTACCATTGGAGCTTACTGTTTGTCCCATTATCAACAACTCTTAATCTTACTCGCAATACTGACCCGAAATTCTTCTTAAACAAGAACCCTCTTAAACCTTTACCAACTTCAGTGTCGTTCTTACCATATAGAGTGAAACCTTTCTGAGTCTGAATAAGTCCTCTTCGTGATAGGTCCATATTAAGAATATCAGAAGCGTACCCTAGCGGGATCTTGTCCGCTGGTGCATCAGTATACAACCCTCTTAACTCTGTAATATTTTTAAATTTATCCGACATACTAATATTGTGGTCTTAGTTTAATTTGCTTATGTTTTGATTTTGCTTTTGTACCTGTGTAATCTAACCCGATCTTAGCTAACTCGCTCTTGAACTTATTGCTAACAATCGCGTACCGACGTTCTGCATCTTCACCAATCGCTGGGTATAGGAGTTCTTTGACAGCTCCCCAAACAATAACGTTCTTGAACCGTTTAGGTAACAAAATAACATAAGTTGAATTTGATAGTAATAGTTCTTCAAATGTTGCTCCCACTGTTTCGTACGCAACGAAGTATGTGAAGTAATCCATATCAACCGTTTGAGCGGTGGTGAGATTCTCAACTGAATTAAGTTTCAGGTACTGAACTCCGTCTTGGAAATAAATACAATACTCGTTTATATAAACCTTGTTATCAATGTGTTCTTCTAAGTCTTCTCTAGGGACTTGAATGAATTCCTGGTAGTTATCGTCACCGTCATCGTACTTGATTGTTCTTATTTTCTTTACGTCGTCATCGGTAACTAGCCCTGATACATCGTACGCCGTCCCGTTTGGGATAACAGAAATAGACACTCGTCTTAACGAAGTGCTTATGTCGTATTGAGCAAAGATCCCTTGCAAGAGATCGTTGATTGCTTCAAGTCTTCTGCTTTCAGCAGGTACCCTGTTAGACATTTTGTTCTGAATTGCTGTATCAACTTCTGAATAAGTTAAAAATTTTTGTGCCATATTGACTAGGTTAAATTATTATCTTTAAGCACTTTCGCTGAGTGCGGGTATTTAATGTCGAAAATGCTTAAATTAATATTTCAATCTAAACCAGAACTGCTCCTACCGCCGTTAACCGAGTAGGCGTGAAATGGTTTATCCTGTAACTTTGTATTCTTTCCGGTCATCGAACTCTCGTCTCTTGCCAGGGTTCCAACGACTGATCGGACTCATGTAACCTACGACGCGAGAATAAATTTCGCAACGTTGTCTCTTCTTTGGTTCTGTCATAGTTGTTCTATTTGTCTTTAATTGAACTGTCTGTTAAAAATCTTAAAGCTGCCATACCTGCACCAACAACAACCACTATCAATGATTGTAGGTTCTGTTCGCCTGAGACAAACATACCGATACCGGTACAGATTGTCGCTAGACTAACCCAGATAGTTTTTGACTTTAGTGCTTTTTTTAATAATTCCATATAATTTAGGTTATTTTTCATATATTAAATCTTTAATTAAATCGTTTAAATCAATGCTACCCATACCGTCATTCTTGGACGCTGACGGAAGTTTAGTTAAATCAACCGTAAACATACCATTGTCTTCTACACTAATATTCTTTAACTCTTTATCTAGGACAGACATCACTAGTTCCCTGGTATTAATATCAACTTGCCCATCGTCTTTGTGATCGTTTTCAATTGTCTTTTTGATCTTCCTGTAATCGTTCTCGCCTCCACACCATACCTTTGTTTTTCCATGGTAAAGTTTGTGAGGAGATATTAGACAATTAACCTTGTCACCGAACCCAATTGCAACACCTGTTAATACCGCCAAGGCTACTGCTGTAGCTACTATTTTTTGTCTCTTCTGCATATTTGATTATTATTTATTATCGTCGTTCTCACCTCCCATGTGGAAAGGAGTACCAATTGGCATCTGATCCTTCAACGCTTGTTCAACCTCTTCTTTTCTGCACCAAGCGTAACTAGCGAACATCGCTTCGTTGAAGATCTCCGGTCCCCAGTTACCGTATATGATTGCGTTACTTTCCCGGTTAGTCATCAACGGGACTGTTCGACCTCGTTTCTTTAGAACCTTATGAATATATTGACCGTCTTTAATCCGTTTACTCAAGAACGGTGTGATCTTAGCTCCAAGTGGAGTAGCGGCAAATCTTAATGTGTATTCTAAGATATAATTTCTTTTTCGTCCGTACCGTTTATCGACTGGCAACTTGTTCCAATTAACATCAGTAAACAATTCCTGTGGATTCATAAATCCTAAGTATCCGTTATTAACCCTTGCGAAATTTCCAGCGACTGTCTCCTTGTACAACATGACATCAAAGTGTAAATGAGGGCCAGTACTGAAACCAGTATTATCACAACGACCAACAACTTCGCCCATAGTAAGTCTTTGATTCTTTTTAACACTAATACTCTTTAAATGTAAATATCGAAATTTCAATTTGTATACAAGTCCTTTCTCATTGATAACATCAGTCGTCAATTCAACAAAATTACCGGCCGATTTAGATCCATAAACAGCCTTAGTTACAACAGCGGGATAAACACAATAACATTTCTGACCTGAAGACGTACCAAAATCTATACCATTATGGAACGGTTTTCTATAAAGATCACTTTTATCGTCTGAACAAATTAGTCCAAAAGACCTATACGCGCGTGCGAGATAATCAGTTTTTGGAACTCCAAAATACTGCGTCACCTTAGCCTTTAATACCGGGTTAGCGATTTTAAGGCTGATTTTAGGATTGGTTTTGATCATATTTTTTTGGTTATGTCTTAGAAAAAGGACGGGTATTACTCGCCCTTTATTTCTTGGCGTAGTCTCTTCAAAGTCTCATGATCCCACACTGTACCAGGTTCTGTAATAACGTCTATAAACTCATGTATCTCTTCTGGAACCATGTTGTCGAATAGCTGATGGAAATGTTTGTGGAACGTCTCTTCCCAGTACACGATGTTGTCTGTGTCCTTGTCTTTATCACGTATCCTACTTTTAGGAAAAATGTGATGTCGATTCATTCCAGACCTCCTTGTGAAAATGTAATCCACCTCGGACAATCATTGAATTGGTTTGATTTGACTTAAAGTCATAGTCCGAGAGTGCGGTGGGGCAGAGCCTAAGCCCGCCATTTTTACGCTTCAATGCACCGACATCTACACAACCAGCTCAGCCAATTCATGGCTGGATATTTTATTTGTTTACTATTTATAGTACATAGTATGCTATCTATACCAGACTACATACTAGAGGTAGGTAGGGGGTTCAGTTGGACCCCCCCCATGTGTGAGGATAAAAGGCAGGATGTATGGTAGGAATCAGTGAATTTCACCTATCAGTTCTTTCAAGGTGTCCTTCCTGATTTTGAGGAAAGGTGTTTGAAATCCACAGTTGTTACATTCGAGTTTCACGAAAGCATTTTTGCCTTCGTACCGAATACTCGCAACTGTAAATTCCCCCTTGACTTTGCATTGTATGCACTCTCCGATTGCTTTTGCCATTAGACGCACCCACACCCTTTCATCGTGATGAGTAGCGAAGCAAGGAACAAGAGCGAGAATGCGAACAGTATCAAGACATCAATTGTTTTCATCCGTCCCTCCTATTCAAGAGGTTGTACCAGTCAGCGATAGACATTGTGACTCCTCGTACATTCCTGCAAAATTTGCAGGTGTAGTTGAGGTACATCAAGTAGTTGCTCATCTGTACGGGGAGTATCTCGTGGTCTCGTTCTTTGCCACAATGATTACATAGGCATTTCTTCATGAGCGCCATGTTACCTCCTGCTCTCATCGTATTCAATGGTTTCGGTGAATCCGCAGAAAGTGCATTCAAACTCGTATGTAACCCATCCATTCTCCCATTTGACTGTAAGATTATGGAGAGTTACCTTCTGACAGAACTCGCATTTTTTATCCGTCTTCGCTTGTTCCATTTAGCAACCTCCTTCCTGGCCGATTTTATCAACATGTAAATGTAAAGAACTATATAGATAGGAATGGCAACCATTTTGCCAAAAATTTTACTTACCAAACTTCGTTCCATGACTGCCTCCTTTCTATCGATTGCCTATCAATGTTTTTAGATCAGTTTTTATCTCTCCGATATCTTCTTGCATAACCTTATATTCTGCCCTAGTTGGAGTATCATCTAACCTAGACCATATCCTAGCGGTTTCTTCTCCATTATGATCAATCCTCGCATCCATTTTTGCCATATACCAAATACCACCAAACATCAATAAGACCAAACCAAATGGAATTAATGTTTCTTTTGTAAAGGCAGTCACTTTTTCCATAGATTATAGTCGTTTATCGTTAATTGGTATAATTTGAGCTTCTGTTCCTGTTGGAGAATCTGTGGTTAGAGCGTCTGTGTCGTCCGCAATTGGAGTTGCATCACTTCCAATGTACCCAATTGCCTCATAATTAGCATCTGCTGTTGGGTAACTAGGATCTGCTGAACCAGCATCTAATTGTTTCCATGACCCATTTGTACCTAAACTAGTATTCCAAGTAACTCCGTTATCGTTAGATAATTTGTGCAATGATGTAATCCCTGTTCCCATTGTGGTGTTAGCAGATTGCGCACAACTTATTCCCCAATGTTGGTTTGGATTAGAAGCATTTGACCCTACTAAAACAAGCCAAACCTTATCACTATTATCAAAGGTTGTGTCAATATCACTCCATGTTTGAGTGTTTGGCGAAGAAGATATACCACTCTTTGTTTCAATTAAAACCTTATTATCCCAATCAGGACTATCGCTTCCGTTATCTGGAGTCGCATACAAACTTAAAGTGATAGTACCTCCATTAGTCGCACTATTTGTTAATAATGTTTTTAGCAAATAGTCTGTTCCGCTACCATTTACATATTGCCAAGCCTGGTATCTGTAATAATCAGGACTTGAATTATAAAATATGTATCTAGTAACTGGAGTGCTACTTGCAGTCGCCATGTTCGTTGTACCTGTGCCTTGCTCATTCCCCTGTTTAATTTCAGGAGCGCCATTTGAATTAGTAGGCTTTTGAACTATATCCAGTCTTTCAGTACTGGCACTTGCCGCCGAAACAGCCAAAGCATCTCCAGCCGCCGTGTAGTAATAAGTATTACCATTCCGAATTGCCCCAGATGTGTAATTCACATTCATATCCGGAGTACCGGATTCAGTCAACCACAAACCCTCGACGATTTTAATCTCACTATTATCTCCACCACCATTTGTCTTGACGACAATAGTTCCAGTTGCCACCACTGAACCTGCAATCATTACACCTACCAAAAGCCCAGTCAATAATGGCAACGATAATTTTTTAAGAAATTTTTTCATATAAGTATTTAGTTAATATAATCAAATGTATAACCAACTGTCTTGCTCGCTCCCAATCTGTTTTTAATTACCGCTCCAGTTCCGCCGTCATAGACACAAAGGTCTGTATCTGAATCTGTAATCGCTGTATTTGTTGAGCCTTCCAGTGAAGTGATCGCTCCGTCTGAATTGACATACACTCTCATATACTCATCTTCAACCCAAACTGTCAAAATCCCAACCACGCCAGTATCCAAAGTAATTGTTCCATCATCTGCAACAGTTTGACTTGATTTATCAGTTAGCAATTCATCGTGAATAGAAACTCCATCTTCTTGTAATCCCCATAAGACAGTTGTTCCATCAGTATCATAGATATAGAAATTACCATCGTCTCCGCCACCAGAATTTGCACCAAGTTGAACATACACATCACCACCGGATTGTGCGGATCCTCCGGTTACGCCGGCTCCCCCGACTAAACCGACTCTTTTTCCATCGCCAGGACCTACTAGCACAGCAGACATGACATTATCCCCAGCAACAGCGATTGTACAATAATCCCAAGGATCGTTAGTGAATAAACAAGCAACGCCAGTAGAAGCAGCACCCGTGCTGTTTGCATTGAAATCATAAATTGCACCAGCAAGGAAAGAGTTTGCAACATCGCTAGCATGTCCGTTTACAGTTGTTGATCTACCAGCAACTAAGTTCCCAGCAGTTGTCATTCCCTCTGTATAAACATTTACTAAATCTGCTGTTCCGGCTGCCACATTTCCACCATAATAAGCCTCTGTATATTTAGCATGAGTGCTTGCGCCGGCAACTGAACCAGAAGCACCATGATAAATTTCGAATCTATCATTTGTTGGAGTTGTTATATCAGCCAAATAAGTTCTAGGTGAAACAATTGTACCTTCTTCATCAACTGAAAACACATCAGTTCCGCCAGTTGTTCCTAAGTATAAATACTCATAATCAGCACCTGTTCCGTCCGAAATTGTCATATCTGACCAGATATGGGCGTAAGTGTCTGAACCGCCGGCCGCATTTGAATCATCAATATCTCGTTCAACTCTCAATCCATAAGAATCTGTCTGAGTATCTGTAATATCTGAAAGGTCAAAGTTCACACCATTATTCAAAATAGCTGGCGTATCACCTACTCCTTCTTGATCCGCACCAAAGACAACAAGATCGCCATCATATTGATAAGCCATCCATGCGTTGTTTGAGTCGTCTGGGTCATAAGTGGAACTTGATGCGATTGCAACAGTATTCTCTGTTTGCACCGGAATCTCTTGATCATTTGTTGTTGAGCCATTATCAAATAAAACAACATTAGAGTTCGCTGAGGAACCAATCCTAAACATTGAATTTGTTTGTGCCGTGCTTAAATTCAGAACAGCCTGAATCCCACCAGTACCACCTAAAACAAAGTTTTGATTATCTCCCATTGATAAAGATCTTTGAAAGTTTGCATCACCTACAAATTGAACTTGAGCATATGAACCAACACCCTGAATGTACATACCAGTTCTCAATACCGCATCGCCGGCCACTTTGAAATCTAACCGACCATCGGCAATTGGACTTGCAGAGTCTTTAATTTCTGCGTATATTTCTGCGTATGTTATATCCGCACCAGCATCATCTTTTGAATTAAACTGAAAATGCGCGATTGGATCATCGTCTAATGGAGTTGCATAATCAACATCAAATTTCAAATAGGCCTCAGCCTCTGATTTGCTAATTGTTAAATCGCCAGTAGAGGTTGCACCAGTAAGCGCCAAAGTTGTAGCGCTAACTCCACCGTCTGAATCAACACTAAACACTTCTGCGGAATCACTATCAAGCGCAACAATTGGCTTGGTTGATCCATCGTTTGTATCAGAAGTAACTTCTACATCAGGCGTGAACTCAGCATAGCCGTTATAAATCTTATTACTGTCAAGATCTAAGTCGCCACCCATGACGCCTGAAAATGTTAAAGTACCGGTAACTGTTAAGTTAACGATCTCAGCATCATAGTCGTTCACCGGTTCTATTGTTGTATTGTCGCTTTGTAGTTGCCATAAACTAGTAATGATATTACCACTACTCATTCCTGGAACTTGTGCTGAAGCACTTAATGGTGCGCACACCAATAGCAAAGCGAAAAATAAAAATAAAAATTTTTTCATATATTCTTAGTCTAATAGTGTACTTATAATACTAACAGTACCGAAGTCTGTTGTACCGTTTTCTCTAACTGAAACTTTTACCTTTTCACCATTAACTTCGACCGGAACGCTAACAGTGTAAGTTGTTCCACCTGTAGTAACTTTAGAACCAGGGAAGGTTAATTCCTGATTGTCGTAAACATTGATCGTTGATGGAGTATATTGTTTCGCTCCTTGATCTTCGTAGCTAGTTCCATCATCATTACTGTCTTCTACTAAAACTTCAATGTAACGATTACTCTCACCTGCCTTGGGTGTGTATCGGATATTAAAGTTGATAGTTCTAAAACCTTTAGCCAAATGTTCCTGGCTGTTACCCGCATAAGCAGCTGTTAAAGTTGCTGGTGCGGCAACTGTACCAACAGAATCATATGACAAAACTTGTCTCACGTCTCTTTTAATCATATTGGTTTAGTTATTTAGTTTTCTTAATTTTTCTCCTTCTTAAAACAGATGTCTTTTTAACCGCGACTTCTGCTGGTTCAGCTAACTCGCCTGGTTCCTCTAATTTCTCTGGTTCCTCTTCTACTTTTTTGTTTAATTGTTTATCTCTTAAAGCTCTTAGTTCGACAGCTGTAATCCATCTGCCGTTTCTGTACCATTTTTGTCCCATATTTTTTTATGTTAAGAATTAAATATCTTTATCGGACCGGCGTAAACCGGTCCTAAAAAATATTTAAGCCTCTTTAGTTAAAACACCAGAATAACCGATCACTAGATAGTCTGTACCGTCTGAATAAACATCAGCATAGTTACCAACAGTACCGGCAACTTGTGCGTATTTATTAGCGACACCATCACCACCTAAGTAAATCTTTTCACCAGTAGCAGGCACTAGTCTTGTGATTTGCGCTGCTGTAACTTGTACACGTAAAACTTTACCAATAACGTCAGCTGCTGCTGGAAGTGTCCAAGTAATTGTTCCAGTTGCGCCAGTATTAGTGACGTTCTTCCCGAAAGAAGTTGAAGTCAATACTGCGTTTGTTGATTGTGCGTCTACCGTAGCTGTTGGATCAACAACCGGGTAAGCAACACCGTTTTTAAGTGTTAGTGATGTTAACGCTGCAAATGAACCAGTATAAACCAATTCACCTGAATTGTTAACAACCAATCGCCCTGTGTTTACACCTGGCGCAGAAACTCTATATTCGTATTTAGTTGACATAAAAAATTTGTATTATTTTTAAGGGAGGGGATTACGCCCAGCCAGTAGGGTGGGTATAAAGCCCCCACCCAGGCGTATGTAAAATTCCAATTACGCTAAATTCTATGCAGTTCCATCTGATCCGTAAATAGCGAAAGGCATGTTGTTAATTCCCTGTTTCCAGAAACCTGTACAATTAGTTCTAATTGCTTCGTTGTTCTCTCGGATAGGTTCTCTTAGTGTTGGCATTTCTCCAATACCAAGATATAAACAACTTTCGTGTTTAGAATCCATCATGAACCAATAGTATTTATTAGCTGCTGTGATGTATGGAGTTGAAATGATTGTGAACATTCCTTCATAGATATTGATATCAGCTACTGCTACAGGAGAAATTCCTTTAGCGAATAGTCGAATAGCTTCTCGTTCTGCGTCTGAACCTTTCTTAACAACGATAGTGTCATAGTCCATTGGCATTGGTTTACCTGCTGGATCTGTGAAAGCTCCACCAAATTCCATAGCAGTATCAACTGCTGCTGAACTTAGTTTTGCTGTTGCTTTATTTGTGAAAGTTCCACCTGAATTCCATGTATGAGAACCGCAAAGCTCTACTCCGTCTGGAGCTAGGTAATCTGAAGTGCTGTCGAAAGCCTCGTTTAACATCAAGAAAGCTCTTGTTAACCATAGATACTTACTATCTTTCAATAGTTGGTTTCTTTGTCTAACTAGATATTGTTCAACCTTCAATGTGTTGTCTTTACCGTCTCGTCTATAAACTTGTTCTGGTAAAACGATAGATCCACCAAATCTCTTCTCAGTAAGAGTTACACTGTAACCGTCTTCCAGTTTCAATGATGGAGGAGTTTCTTGCTCTGCCAATTCCTTAGAACCATCCAAACCTTCAGTTGAAGTGAAGATCTCAAAAGTCTCACTAGTAGTGATCATGTTGAAAACTCTGCTGTCAGCATAAACTTCAATTCCGTATTGGATAGCATTGTCAAAAGATTCTTTAATCCCCTTGACTGCCTGTAAGGCGTAATCTGCTGAATTCATAAAATATTAACCATTCCCTAAGACTAGAATAATGGTTTGTTAATTCTTACTTCTACGCCGGCAGCTGTTCCAACTGTACCTGCGTCTTGACTAATTCCGACTTTTAACACATCTGTAGTAGATGCTCCATAGTCAATTGTTTGAGTTGTGTCATTGATATCGTATTCACCACCTTTATAAGAAGCTGCAAATACTGCATCACCTGTCCCTTCTAATGTAAAGTCATTACCGATAGAAACTTCACAAACAGTCTCACCACTTGCTGATCCTTTAGGACACCAAGCGATAGCTACTGAAGCTGAATCAGCCACAACAATTTCATTAGAAGCGATAGCTACTAAGTCACCAGCCGCAATCACTGTTGCTGTGTCCAATAGACACTTAACTGTTCGGACCTGTTCGCCGTCTTTTACTTTAAATTTCATAGTGTGTTTAATTATTTATTTCTTCTTCTTCTCGTAGTCAAATCCCGGTGGTAAATCTCGTGTCATCCGTTTAGATACTTCGTCGCCTTCCTTCTCGGCTTGCGTCTTAGTGTCTTTATTAAGTTGATTAACTGATCCGCCACCAATCCCACCAGCTCGCTTATTCTCCATCTCAGCTAGTACCTGACCCTTTACCTTACTCGCGTAATTAGCCTCGTACTCACTAGGATAAGCGTCGCGCGCTGCTAGTTCGATTGACCGTTTGATGTCGTCTTTACTAGTAGAAGAACCTGGGTTGAAACTGTTAGAAATCCCTTTGATCTTTTCATCACTATCAGCCCATGAATTCTCTTTCAAGAAATCATCAAATGCTTTTTCAGTGTTGACCTTATAAGATTCTTTTCGTTCTTCCCGGAATAAACTCTGTGCTTCCCGTTTAGCGATTTCAGCAATCTTGCCTTCATCGAACTCGGGAGACCCACCGTCCTCTTTTGGCTCTGGTTTGTCTTTGTTGAATAATGCCTTAACTCTGTTCTTGTTGACCAAGCCATCAAAGTCGTTAGCCTTCTTCTGCAAATCGTTAAATTCTTTCTGACTAAGTTTAACTTCACCGTCATCAGCTCCGTCATTTTTGGGAGTAGGATTCTCCTCTTGCTGACCGTCTTTTTTCTCAGGTGAACCATCCTGAGGTGGTGTCACAACACCATCATCGTTTTTGGGTTCTTTGTTTACATCATCCATAAATATTCGTTATTAGTAAATGTCTATCTTGTTGGTCGGTGACACTTGCCGACAAATATATTAAATAAATTTCTTACGTTGAAACACCTCGGTCGCTCGTTTGGAATCTTTCTCTTTGTCTAATAGATGGTATGCCAAATTATGGTTGTCTCTGATAGCTTTCAGTTCTACTGCCGCACCTTTGATCCGTAATCGGTCAGCCTCAGAAGTAGCTTCGAAATATTTCAGAGTCAGAACAGTTAACCTTGATTTGATTAAATCCTCTACTAAAGCTGGATCCTTGAACAGATAACATTTGAATTCCATCTCAGGACTTAACTTCAATATATCTCTGTTCTTACCAACGTATAAATTGTATATCAATCTGATTAAAAACTTTTTGAACATATTATTGGTTACTTGCCCAACGAGAAAAAGCCATTGCTTCTCTCTGCTCATAGTTCGGGTACTCCTTAATCGCTGATCTCGTCTTAACGAATCGAGCAACGAATTCAGGTCTACTCTCACTCTTCCTGGGCTTTATGAATCTCATAGGAGTTATAATAAATCTAAGTCGATCTCCGGTTGAGCTGGTTGAGCCGGCGGTTGACCGCCTGCTGGTTGCCCTCGCATGCCTGGCATACCCGGGATTCCCGGAGCCTGTTGCGCTGCGCCTGCTACCTTACCCTGTTTACTAAGTACCGATTCATCCTTACCAAACGCGTCCACCAAATCCTCAGCGAGTTTCTCCTGGTTGTACCGAGGGTCGCCGTTCGCGATCTGATAGAAAGCCATATCGTTGTTACGTCTCTGAACCTCACTGTCTTTAACTGAACTGTTAGCAACAACTTTGAATTCCATCTCGTACCCACGATGTAGCAACCAGTCTTTTGTAATGAACACAGGTTGAACGTTAGTCTCTGCTGCATTAAACGGTTTACCAGTCTCCTCTTCAATCATTTTTATCTGATCAGCCTTCCCTGGGATATCGCCCTTACTCTCAACGACCTGGATCTTCCTTGTTCCTTTCTGACCGTTACTCAACTGTGTATCAATCTCAATGTACCGGTACCGTTCATCCTTGTCCCTCTCTGGTCTAGCCATCGAATAATACTGAAGAACGTTGGGAGTTCTGAGCAACATCTTGTCCCGGAACGCGCTCTCGTATAGTTGCAAGAATAAACTCGCCAACTGCATTGCGCCTTCTGTAAGTTGCTGGACCTCGAACTTTGTCTTCCGTCCACCACTCGGTACACCTTGCGCCTGCGCGCTGATACTACTCTCTTCCATTGATTTCCGTAGCAAACTTAGTACCTGGAACGATGTAGGGTCCACGCTACCAAGCTGGCCTTTCTGTACCCGACTACCTGGTTCCAAGTTGTAAATACGTTTCGGTTCCAAGAACCCGTCTTCTAAGTCGAAGTCCCCGTCAACAAATATCGGTGAGTTCAAACTGATATATAACTGGTCTAAAATATTATTCAATATAGCGTTGTTCACGTCCTGCATGCCCATCAGTTTATCTGGTAAACTTTTACCGTATAGAAACTGATGATGAATAGGTTCGAATTGCGATACCCAGAACGGCAACCGTTTATGGTTCCATGGTAAACATCCGTAATAAATCTCTACCCCATTAGCCCACATCCCTAACTTGTCATCGACCTCATCGTAATACTGCATGATCTCCACGTTGTCAGAGTAAACGTTCTCACTTATACCCCATTCGAAATCGTCTTGCTTAATGAAATAACTCGCCGGTCTAACTTTATCAGCATTAGGATAAGCACCGAACTCTGTCTGGAATCCTGCGAATGACATCTCCCTAACCCAGAAACATCGCTGTACATCTTTCCGGAAACTGTTAACCCAAATGTTCTCAGGGAAAAACTCCTCTGTCGGAACGATACATCCGTACACGTCGTCCCATAAATCTGATCGAACTTTCTCTGTTTCCTTCTCTCCTGTATCAGGATTAAAACTTTTGACGTACTCTACCTCACGCTCGCCTTGGCGCCAGCCCTCAAACCCAATAACAGTACCCTCGCTCATAGCTGTGTACATCTCCCATACTGTTTCCATTAAAAGGTTATTGTGGTCGTTCGCGCTTTCCAACAAGTCAGCTATCACGTCTCGTCTAACCTTAGTCTTCATCTTAGTGAAAATACTTTTCGGTTTGATAACTAAATCCAACTTCAGTCGCGACCCAGCAATTATTGCTAGAATACTTATCAACTTGTTCCGCGTAACTGGATCAAACATGTTGTTCTGCCAATCGTCCTTATGACTCGGTTTCAAATGGTACTCATTCATCCGATCAACACTATCCCGAACGTAATCGTTTATTGTACGAGATACTCCGTCCTTATTGAAAAACCTAATGTGCTGCTCCTTATTCTGCCTGTACCGTTCAAACAGATCATAATGTTCCATAAAACGGTCGTCTAATTCTTTCTTAGAATTGAAACGATGAAACTTTCCTTTCTTCTCACCTATTGGTAAATATTCTTTTGTCATAATGTTATTCCCGAAGACGATGGCTGCACCACTGTCTTGGCTTTGAGCTTTATGTTTGCTTTCTGTCTACTGAAGTTAAATGTGAAGTATGTCCATGCTTCACCTATATGTGAATGCTCGCTATGCTCCGGTACCTGGCCTAGACCACTACCGCTCTTAGGCCGGCGCAGTCGCCATTGTCGGAACATCTCGACAGTTAATACACAATCTGGGTTTACCCGGACACCTGGTGTCAGGTTCCTAGCGGCCATTACCCGGTTCTTTATCCTGGTTCTTTTACTTCTAAACGTTATCCCGTACTGCCGAAGTATCGTCTTCGGACTCTGACCACTCGTTATGCTCCGGTTCTCACCACTCTGAGGATCACCGAAATGCAGTGCTTTCTTATACGGTTTCGCGTCCAATATATCTATATAATGGTAAATGCTCGTACCCTGCGCACTACCGTCATTTACGTATTCATCGATTATGTTATAAAGTCCTTTTCTCCTGTCGGGCTGGATCCATAACATAGCCGTCTGGTCCAATCCGAAATCCCATGCGATATACAACGGCAACTGTGGATCATATTCCGCCGCTGGATCCATGTTCACCTCATCAGACCAACCTGGAAACACTCGACCTCCAGCTGCTACGTCATAGTTAATGTCCTGCTCCTGAGCGATCTGTGAGAGGTCCGCTGCGGCGTCTGCCTTCTCGTCATACCAAGGGCTACGTAACTGACCTGATTCGTCCTCATATAACCCCTCATTGAACCTAGGGTTATCGCTCCAGTGCAACCTACCATAGGGTCGGTTCTTACCACTAGCTGACATGATTAACTTATAGAAAAAACAATCTGTACCACGACTGTTAGGAGTCGATACCGGGATCCGGCATTTGGCCGTGTCACCACAACTCTGCCAGGCTGCCTTATCTGTACTCTCCCAACTAGCGAACTCATCGAGGAATATTGCCTTACGTCTGTCAGACCTACCGAAGTCTGCGTTGTTCGCCTCACCAGCAATCGTCGCATTGTGTTTAGGGTGTCTCAACACCCCCATCTTATCTGTGAAATGATCTAACTTATGCGGAAACACATATTCCGGTAATCGGCCAATCATATATCTCAACTTTTCAAACAACGTTCCCGGGTCTCCCTTCTTATCAACCTCTTCAAATTTACGAGATCCGATCAGTAACTCCCATTCATGAAAGTGCCAGCCCCACAGAAATATGGCTAAAACTAGCCAAGTTACTCCGAGGTTCCTTGATTTCTCTACCGGGAAATCGTAACCGGATTCAATCGCTTTCACGATCTCGTCTCCAACTTCTTCCTGATATCCGTATAGCAAAAATGGTATGTTCTTATCCTCAAGATTCGTTGCCTCTGGGTCCTGCAAATACACCGCGTTGTTAACGAAGAATTTCCAATCCTCTGAACACATCTGATAGAAGACAGCTCGCCTAGCTTCAGATTGCTCGCAATTTATCGCTAACTTTAGCCGAAAATCCAGTTTCTCGGCCAAGGCGGCAAGCTGGGTTTTACGATCCATACTATTTTTTGTTGCTGTTTAAGTCTAATAAAAACGCCCTCTTATCCTCCTCTGTCTTCAAATCCTTGAGTACGTCGCTGTAGTCCACTGTCTTGGACTCTATCTCGCTACGCTTAATCTCTGTTGGTTTGTCTATATCTAAACGTTGTATGGTGTCTAAAAATTTACCCGTATTTAGAAGATCATCATTGTAGGCCGCGCTCTTCTTAGGATCCTCCACCATACGCGCAATATTGAGTTCTAAGGCGCTTAGGAGCTTTTCCTTGATCCCTGCTATTCGCATGCTTTCTTGTAGCATAGGGAACAGTATAGACTGTCGCTCGATCTCGGTACGTGTAATGTGGTTATTGTTGATGATTGCCGATACTGTCCGGGCTGAAACCTTATACTTATCAGCAATGTCCTCAGACGGTACCTTGGCGAGGTAATCTGTTACTAAATTTTGCATCTCAAAATAGGTGAGGTCGTCTATACCTCTACCTTCTGGCTTGTTTTCTACTATAGCTACCTCAACCTGGGGGTCTTTACTCATAAGCAATTAGCTAAACTTAGCTTATTTATAAAACGCCTGAGTCTGTATTGTGAGTCGCGCGCATGGGGGCTGTGCCTCGGCGCATGCGCTGGGGGCTTGATACGTATATTGTAGCACTTTTTGGGTGTACTGACAATAGCATATATATAGCTAAATTAACCAGAAATCCGCAATTGGGTTGCGTTGCAATTGGAAATGTGGTGATTTTTGATATATAATTTTTCGGGATATCTATCGTACCACAACGGGGGGTGCTGGGGGTGTCCCTACCCCGTCCCTAACTTCGCACAATCACCATTGTCCGAAGTTACCAGTTCGCTAAACTTACAGCAATGCGGGCGGTTTCGTTCCATTTTCATTGTAATCATTAAAAAATTGATGGGTATTATGCAATTTTGTTGCGTTTTTGTCAATAGTGCTACATATATCAAACAAAAACGGGACATTATAGACTATTAGACATTTGCTTGCGATTCAACTCCCCGCATTCGTGGTAGTCAACACGATACACCGGATCCGCCGGCAAGTAGTCAACAAGTTGACAACCCACGTCAATCGTGGTGAACAATATCCACAGCATATTACGCCACTTCCAGCCCCCCGCGTCAACCCCTATTTCCACCACTTCCCGCCACTTTTGTCAAACAACAAAAAACACCAAAAAAAAATACCCTAAAAACACGCATATTATGCCACAAAGTATGAAGCCAAGTCAATGGCTATAAAAAACAATCCAACTCACGTGTCAAGGGCTTTTGACCCTTTTTTTTCTTCGCTAAATTTACAGTCCGGTG